ACAAAGTAACAGGTTTACAAGACACAAGCACAAATGCAATTCAAGATGTTTCAGGATATATGGACATTTGGCTTTATAAAAATGGTTCAGAAAATCCAGTAAACAGCACAACAAATGCTATTTCAGTCATGTCATCAACTGGTTTGGTTTGGACTTGGGCTGGGTCAAACTTAATGTCTAATTGTGCCTTTGCAATTATTCACATCAAATATAGTCAATCTAGGAATTTAACTGGATTAAATCAAACACGCTTTCAAATTACTAATTCCCGTAAAGCACCAGGCGATTGCTTTTTAGATTACATGACAAGCGAAAGATATGGCGCGGCTATTCCATTGACGCAAATTGATACTGCATCATTGACAGAATTAAATACATATTCCAATGAAATAATAACTTACAATCTTTATAGTGGTGGCACAGCAACGCAAAAACGCTATGAATTTAATGGCACGCTAGATACCAATATAAAAATCATGCAAAACTTACAAAACATGGCTGATTGCTGTAACGCATTAATTAAATTTAATGAAATATTAAATGTTTGGGGTGTTATTGTTCAAAAACCAACAAACACTATTGCTATGGATTTAAATGATAGCAATATTGTTTCAGCCATTTCGATTACTCCAATAGATTTATCAAACAGTTTTAACATTATTGAATGTAAATTTCCTGATTCAAGCAATCAAGATTCATTTTCAAGTGCAAGTTTTGATTTAAGCGTTATTAATCCATCACTTCTTTTCCCAAATGAACCTGTAAACAAACAATCAGTTAATCTTTATTTGGTCAACAATAGTGTAACAGCGCAATATTTAGCTAACATTATGTTGAAAGCGGCGCGTGAAGACTTGCAAATGAATTGTGATATTAATTACACAGGGCTTCAATTAGAAGCAGGCGACATTGTAACTGTGACAAATACCAATTATGGTTGGGCGGCAAAAGAATTCCGCATTGGCAAGGTGACGGAAAAGTTTAGTGATAGTGGTCAAGTAACTGCCACACTTAATTTAATGGAATTTAATGGTGCTGTGTATAGTGATATGTCAGTTACACAATTTACGCCTGTGCTAAATAGTGGTCTTGGTAATCCATCAATTTTTGGCACTGTGCCAGCCCCAACAATAAGCAATATTTTAACGGCATCCGTCAATCCAGCATTTAGCGTTAATGTCACCACATCAACTGCTGGCATTACACAATACGCAGAAGTGTGGTATTCGGCTTATCAATTCCCAACATCAGACCAATTAATATTTGGTGGCACAACTGAAATTAAAGCCAATGGCAATCCTTATGGTCAAAGCGTTGCTATGCCTGCGGTTCAATTATTTAATATTCCTGCTGGGAATTGGTATTTCTTTAGTCGCATGGTCAATAGTATTGCTACATCATCATACAGCCTTGCATCAGCCGTTTTGCAATGGCGACCAACAACATTTCAATTTAGCAATCGCTGGTTAAGTGTTGCGTATGCAGATAGCATTACAGGCACAGGATTTTCATTAACTCCAACCAATAAAACTTATTTTGGTTTGTTAGAACAAGTTAATACATCAACAACACCATTGGCGGCATCAACAACGCCAAGTGATTATAAATGGTATCTTGCACAACCTGATTTTCAAACAAATAAATATTTAATTTATATTAATTACGGAAATCGCAAGTTTGCTTTTGATACAGATTTTGCTATATATGCTGGCGGTTCATCAACGCAAGGTATCTTTGTGCCAACATCATCAGGATTTGACCCAAGATTATGGACTGCTTTAGACCCAGCCGCCGCCGCCGCAAATTCATTTGCTAATGCTATTGATTTAGACCATTCAACTGGGCAAGTTATTCAACAAGGTTATGTAACAGGCACGACTCCGCAAGATGGAATTTTAAATATAACCAATTCAACTGATGGTCGTGTTAGTGCAACCTTGGCAGAGTTATTGCCGCAAATTCCAGCGGGTCAATATTTAACATCAACTGCCGCAACTATTACAGTTGACAGATATGGGCGGATTGTTGGATTTACAACGCCTGATGATTTCTTTTTTAGTTTTCAAAATTTTACTGCAACAGCTAGTCAGACTGTATTTACACCAACAGCGCGTGTTGCTGGATATATTACTGGTCAAGATTTAATCTTTAGAAATGGTTTGTTACTTGTGCCAACATCAGATTACACAGAAACATCAACCACATTTACGCTTACAGTGGGTGCAACTGTTGGTGATATTATTACTTGCATTTCAATGCGTGCAATTTCATCAGCCGCATATTATTCTGATACATATTTAAAAGTGGCATCAACATCAACCAACACAGCAGTATGGACATCATCGCAAAATCCATACCAATTAATTAATATTGGTGACAAAATAACATTTGATAACACAGGCACGCCAACACAATACACAGTTACAGCAGTCAATTACACAACACGCACAATTACATTTAGCACAACTGTTACTGGCGTAACGGCAGGCGCGGGTATTTATAATTATCGTGCGGCGGCATCATCATATCCAGCGTTTAGTCGTTATGATTTTGATTTAACTGCCGCAACAACTTACACGCCAACAACCTGGGCAGTTTATAGCGGATTTGAATTATTGTTTATGAATGGCGATGCTATGAATGAACAAGATTACGACATTATAAGTGGGGCAATTACAAATTTTCCGTCAACGGCAACTGGTAAAATGACAATGATTCAATTTAATAACAGCAACTTGGGTCAACCTGTTGGTTCATTGTCAAATGTTTTAACATTTACAACTGCGGCTCAAACTTTATATTCTTATATTTATTCATCAGCGGCGGCTTTAGATATTTATGCTAACGGATTGTTATTACAACAAACAGTAGATTACACAACATCAACAAATGCTTATACACTAGCAAATTCACCAACCAATTCATCCACAGTTTTATTACAGCAATCATTTGCACGCGCTGGCGCGGCATAGGAGATAAAAAATGACACAAGCATGGAATCTTTCGCAACTTGCAAACAATGTTAATTCATCAGGAAAGCTTGATGTAACTACGGGCGTAACTGGCGCAACACCAATTGCTAATGGTGGCACAAATAACACAGCAACGGCAACGGCTGGGGGTGTTGTGTATGGCACAGGCACGGCAATGGCAACAACAACGGCTGGCACAAGTGGTCAAGTATTAACATCGGGTGGCGCAAGCGCACCATCATGGACAACAATATCTGCTGGTGGTGCATTAAACAATATTCAATATTTTACTGCGGGCGGCACTTATACAGCGACAAGCGGCACATCATTTGTTGTTGTTGAAGTTGTAGGCGGTGGTGGCGGCGGTGGCGGTGGCGGCACATTTCCTGGTCCAGGTGGCACAGGTGGCACATCTTCTTTTGGTTCGTTAGTTAGCGCAACTGGTGGGGCTGGTAACAATGGCGTTGGTGGTGTTGGGGTAAGTGGTGATTTAAATATTCGTGGTAATTATGCACCATCAAATTTAGTAGGTGGAACATCTATGTTTGCTGGTAGTGGTTATCAAAATGTCGCACCATATCCAAATTCAGGGGCTGGTGGTGGTTCATCAAGTGGCTCGGCTGGTGCTGGTGGTGGATATGCTAGAAAAAAAATTACATCAGCATTTAGTGGCGTTACAGTAACTGTAGGGTCTGCTGGCACTGTTGGTTCAGGGTCAGGACAATATGTTGCTGGCGCAACTGGCATAGTTATTGTTTACGAATACAAATAAGGATTAATTATGAATAATGCTTTAATAAGCCCACAAGAATTAATTTATTCTTATGATGGCACTTTAATTGGTGTAAGAATTGCTGAAACTTCACAAAATTCATTTCCAATTGCTGAACCTTTATATTGGATTGAATGCGCTGATGAAGTAAATGCAAATGAATGGTATTTTCAAACTGAAACTGGCTCTTGTCAATTAATTCCACAAGAGCAGGTTTTGTAGTAAAATAATTAAAAAATAAAACATTTCCGCCTTTGGTGAGTGCATCAAGGCGTTATTTATACCTAGTGAGGGAAACCAAATGGCAGTCTTTAATAAAAATACACTTACGCAAGTTTCGGGATTTGACAATCCTATCATTGCTGGCGAGTTAGTTTATAACCAAAAAACATTTTGGAATTTAACTATGCAAGCATCAGATGGCACGCCAATTAGTTTAACGGGTGCAACAATAGATGCGTCAATTATTCGCAGACAATTATCCAATATTCAAGACACACGCTATGGCTTAACTTTTGACATTGCTGATTATACTATGTCAACGCCAACGGCTATTACGCTAACAATTAGCAATCGTGTTGATGCTAATGGCACATTTACCCTAACAATTGATGATTCAGCATGGTCGTTAATTTCAACAGACACTCAACTTGATATTAGCGCATTAAATCCTGCTGGCTTTAGTGGTCGCATTAAAATTAGTTTTCCCGCATCAGGTTCAACACCAGCCCAAGACAGCATTGTTTTTTTACTATTCTTGGTGCGTAGCGATGGAGTAACAAACTAATGGACATCAAAGTTAGCAAGGCATCAGGCAATGATGTAACGCTAGTCGTTACACCACAAGCCAATCAAACGATTACTATTGATAGAAATATTAAAGGCGATACAGGCGCAACTGGCGCAACGGGGGCTACTGGCGCAACTGGCGCAACTGGTTCTGCGGCTACTATTGCAGTTGGCACGACAACAACAGGTGCGGCTGGTAGTAACGCAAATGTTACCAATAGCGGCACATCATCAGCGGCAGTTTTTAACTTTGCTATACCGCAAGGCGCAAAAGGTGACACAGGAAACACAGGCGCAACAGGTGCAGGCGTAGCGACAGGCGGCACGACTGGTCAAGTATTAGCAAAGGCAAGCAACACTAATTATGATACTGCGTGGGTAAATCCATCAACAGGTGGTGTCACTAGCGTTACAGGCACAGCCCCAATTGTTTCATCAGGCGGTGCAACACCAGCAATTAGCATTACTTCAAGCGGTGCAAATTCAGCCGTTTTGCGTGACGCAAATCAAAACATTTCAGTTAATGCGGTTGATGAAGCATTTGTATATCAAACTGCTACTACGCCAATTACATTAACAACATCATCCCCTAGACTTTATTCAATTACTGGTTCAGGTGGGCAAACAATTAAATTGCCTGATGCAACTACTTTGGCAAATGGCGCAATATTTCAATTTGACAACAATCAAACAAGTGGTGCAATAACTGTAAACAACAATTCAAACACTTTAATTGTGTCCGTGCCAAGCGGTGGTTATGTAATTCTCACTTTGCAATCAAATGCAATTGCGGCTGGAATATGGGATAGACATGACATTGCCCCATCAAATGTTTCATGGTCAACTAATACTTTAGATTATGCTGGTTCAATTACATCAGCCACATGGAATGGCGCAACTGTGCAAGTTAATCGTGGCGGCACAGGCGCAACAACTTTAACTGGATATGTTAAAGGCACAGGCACTACAGCAATGACAGCAAGCGCAACAATTCCCGTTGCAGATATTAATGCTACTGGCACGCCATCAAGCACAACTTATTTGCGTGGTGATAGCACATGGTCAAGCATTCCCGCACAAGTTTACCCTGCCGCTGGCATACCAAATTCAACAGGTAGCGCATGGGGAACATCTTATGGCGTTACAGGCACAGGAAGTGTTGTATTAAGTGCAAATCCTATACTTACAAGCGGTGCAACAATTTATGGCATAGCGCAAAACATTGATTTAGGTTCACAACAATCTACTGGAATAATAACAGTTGGTGGTATTAGTGGAACAGGTTCAATAAATTTAGGGCAAAGCCAAAATACACAAACTATTAACATAGCAAATTCAACACATGGTGTTGGTAAAACAAAAAACATTAATATTGGGAATGGTTATGGAAATGGAACTACCAACATTAATCTTGGAACAGAATCTGCCCAAGCAACAAATATAAAAATTGGTAGTAATGCTGGAGTTAATAATGTTCTTGTATCGGGGAATTTTCAAGGCGAATTTCAAACTGGATATCTTTATACAAATAGTGGTGGTTTTACAATTCAAGGATTAGGTGATGGAACAACAATTGGTGCTAATAGTGATGGAGCAATTATAAATTTAGCATCCGATTCTTTGATTTTAGGTGGAATTTATCCTATTAATGTAACATCACTTGGAGCAAATCAAGCAGTATTTACAGATTCAGGACAAAATTTAGTAAGTGTATCATCAACAGGTTCAAATAATGTTGTATTAAGCAATAGTCCAAGTATTGTAAATCCATATATTAGTAATGGCGCAACAATTCAAACAACAACACAAGCAATTAATATTGGCACTACGCAATCAACTGGCAACCTAACAATAGGCGGTGCAAGTGCTACAGGTTCAACAACGCTTAATGGCAATGTTAAATTAGCCACAAAAGCAAGTTTACCTACGGCATCTGCTGGACTTGTTGAATATGATGGCTCTGCTTTTTATAATTCAGTTGCCGCTTCAACTCGTGGTGTTATGCCATCTGAGCAATTTGTAATATTAAACACGCCATACACATTAACATCACAAACAGCCGCACAAAAAATATTTAATGCCTCAACAAATGGGGCTGTAACTTTGCCCATAGGAACATATCAATTTCAATGTGCATTTGCATTAAGTAATTTATCAACAACTGCTGGTTCTTTTGGTTTTGAAATGGTGGCTGGAACTGCTGTAATTGGTTCTCAATTATGGAATTCTTTTGCAATTAAAAATTCTATTGCAGGAGTTTCCGCAACCGCAATAATGTCATCTAACACCACAGCAAATACTGCCATATCAGCTACTAATCTTTTCGTTAATGGTGCGGCTTTTATTAGTGGAATTATTAAAATTACTACGGCTGGCACAATTATTCCATCCGTATCAATGACTGTGGCTTCTGCGGCTGTTGTGGCTACAAACTCATATTTCAAAATCTCACCCGTATCAGGAACAAGTGCGGTTAATATCACAGTAGGAAATTGGAGTTAATCATGGCACTATTAAAAACAGTAAACACAGTATTTGGCATTGATGCTACTTATTGGAACATTTTTTCTATTAGCGAGGACTTTAAAAACAAATCACTTGAAGTGGTTATTAATGGCTATGTAAGCAAAGAAGTGCGTGACGATAATCACAATCCTGTTGCATGGCAAAACCTAACATTTACAGGCGATGAATACATTAAAGATGCTACCCGTGAAGCCGTGTATTTAGCATTAAAAGTTAAAGACTTTGTGGATGCACAAGATGACTAAAAAAACTGACCAGCAATTGGTAGAAGAATACTTTAATCACATGATTGGCAAAAAGATTGTTGGCGTTGCCGTTGAAAATGAAGAATTAGAATTAACTTTGGATGATGGAAGCCTTGTTATTGTTTACTCAAGCGAGGATTTATCACTGTTTATACAATACGCGAAGAAATTGAATTGAGAATAGCATGGATGACCAAACAACACGACTGAATCGTATTGAGGAAAAGCTGGACAAAGTGGGCGAGGCAATTATTTCACTAGCCCGTATGGAAGAAAGAATGATTACTTTGTTTAAGCGCATGGACACATACGATATGCAACAATCATTGCTTGAGGTTAGAGTAAATAAGATTGAAGTAACATCAGCATCAGGCGCATGGGTTGAAAGGGTTGTTTGGTTGATTGTTGGCGGCTTAATTATGGGAACAATTTATTTTGGTAAATAGTAGAAGCCTGACAGACTTAAATCCTAAAGTTGCGGCATTGTGCAGTGAGTTTATTAATCAATGCAAAGCGCAAAACATTGATGTGATTATCACTAGCACCTATCGTGATTCAGAATCACAAAATGCGTTATACGCACAAGGGCGCACAACTGCTGGAAAAATTGTGACAAACGCAAAAGCGGGTCAATCATTCCATAATTGGAAAGTGGCATTTGATTTTTGCCCAATTGTAAATGGCAAGGCACAATGGGCAGATACAGACTTATTTGTTAAGTGTGGGCATATTGCAGAAAGCGTTGGTCTTGAATGGGCTGGTCGCTGGGCTGGCAAGTTTAAAGAAATGGCGCATTGTCAATTTACTGGCGGTTTAACATTGCTAGACTTTCAATCAGGGAAAACATTATGAACAGCATCTTATCTTTAATATTTCCTGCCGTCATTCCTGTGCTGGCTGATGGCGTGCGTGGAATCTTTGCCAAGTTTAGTGGTGGGGCTGGCGGCACACCGCAGAATGTTGACGAAAGAATTAAACTGATGGAAGCAGAAACTGCCCGCTTACAAGCATTGGCAGACATTGACAAACCATCAGGCGAACCAAGCAAATGGGTTACAGACTTTAGGGCATCATTTAGATATGTGGCTATTCTATTGATTTGGATTGCTACGATTACCGCAGTTTTCACATCAACTGTAACTCCTAACATTACACTGATGTTATTAGATTTAAGCGGCGCGTGCATGAGTTTTGTAATTGGCGAAAGAATGTATTTAACGCTTAAAAAATGACCAAATCCTGTAAGGAATGCAAAGTTGAAAAGCCATTGACGGAATATTATTATTCCAAGAAAGGCAATCATGGCAAGTTATATCCTGACAGCATTTGCAAATCATGTAAGAAAATCAATAACAAAAAGTGGTTCAAAGAAAACAAACAGAAAGCAAAGGCTTTTGGTTTAAAGTCAAAACTTAAAAAGCGTTACAACATGACAGTGGAAGAATATCATGCACTGTTAATCAATCAAGATGGTCGCTGTAAGATATGCAGTAAGCGTCAAGCGCGTAGAAGTTTGGCGGTTGACCATTGCCATTCAACCAATGTTATTCGTGGCTTATTGTGCGATAAATGCAATATGGCACTAGGGCTTATTCATGACAATCTTGATATTCTTGATGGCATGAAACAATATTTAATTAATAGCAGGCTTAAATCATGATTTTCACTATGGTTTGTGTTTAATATTTAGCACATTATTACAGACAAGCAATTTTGCTTTGTATATGTTAAGGACTAAATCATGTGGACATCACCAGTAGCAACAGAAATGCGTTTTGGCTTTGAAGTAACAATGTATGTTATGAACAAGTAAAAAAAATAGGGGCGTTTTAAGCCCCTATACTGGCAGTGGAGAGTCTGCCAAAAATGCAATTAAGCGGTGTTAATTATCAACCACCGAATCATATATGTCAACAATCCAAAACCATATAATCACAAATGGCAACCATATTGGAAAGGTTACAATTAACAAGCATAATTTTTGTTTAATTGATAACTTCATTTAATTTTGTTGTTTACTCTTTTGATTGAGTGCAAAACTGCGGCAAGAATAGAAAATGGAATGATTGTTAAAAAATACCAATAATTATCATATTTAATAACCAACCATATTGCTGTATTTTGACTAATTAAATCAATAATTGTGTAACGCTTGAATAGTAATGAATCAATCATAATGTTGCACCATCATAAAGCGAAAATGTTGAACCTATGCTGACGGCTGTGTGTTTGCGTTTAGGGCGTTGCCAGGCATAGTCAGACCCTTTTCTGCCAAGATTTAAATAAGTCGTGATGTGTGGGTTTTTTTCATCAACGATAATGTGTTTGTGGTCATGCAATTCTTTTGGTAATTCATTAATTTTATTTGGATGTTTCTTGCGACTGGCATCATTAACAAAATCAACATTGTTTGCCAATATTACTTGTTCATTAGTTGCTTTAATATTTGGCATTGGATAGTTTTTGTTTTTAGTAATGTAAGCAAAAACAGGTTTATTAGCTATTGGGCAATATTGTTTTTTGCGGCTTAAATATCTTTGCAAGTATAGTTTTTTCATTTCTGATTTTACAACCAAATAAGAATCACATATTTGTTCAGCCGTTTGGCTAACACTTAATTGTTGGTTTTCAAGCAAATCTAAAATGACTAATTTTCTTCTGTAAGCAATTAATCTATTTACGGCATTGGCATTCATATTGTTTCCTTTGTATTGGGTTGGGCTACTAACGAATTACGATTAATAAAGTGAGCACAATATATCGTGCGCTTTCGCCCAATTTAATTAAAACGGAATATCACTTTCTAAATCATCAGCAATACTGCTATTGCCTGCGCCCCTATTTTTAGGAGTGCCGCCTGCGCCATCTTTTGGCAATGGTGTTCGCATTTGCAACCAGCCATCAAAATTAACAGGCAGTGATTCAATGTTTAGCGCAACGCCACCATTTTTGGTGTCCATTGCAACACCGCATTTGTGCCAGCGCACTTTTGTTTCACCATCTTTAGTTGTGTATTCGCCTGCTTTGGCGATTAAATCATGTGTTATAGCCATTACTTGTTTCCTTTTAATTGAGTGTGTAAATCATTTACTTCGGTTAAAAAAGCCCGAACAGCGGCTTCGGTTTCAGCAATATATTCATCGTCACGATTGACCCGACAAACATACAACGCTAAATCATCCCCAACATCAGGGCAATAACTAATAAAATCGCACCATTTGTGACCAGTGCAAGCCATTTGCCATTGCATTTGTGGGTAATACTTTGTTGGCGAGTTTCCTGCCAATAGTGTTTCAATATGGTTTGCCGCAGTCGGACATTTAATTTCAATCTGCCCATCAGGAAGCATTCCGTCAGGTGATGCGCCAGCCATGTCAATTGTTGGGTGCGGAATAAAACCTATTTCAGTTACAAACACATCATTCTTGGCTTCGTATAACGCACGGGCAATTGGTTCTAAACGCACGCCCCTTTCCATGTGATGGTTGCTATAGGTTTCCTCTTTTATGCCCGTCAGCCTTTCGCAAACAAGTTGAATGCGGTAGTTTCTACGGGATGTGGCTTCACCTGATTTAACTGTGGCTAATACATCAGCAACACGGCTGGCGGTTACTTTGCCAAGCCGAATGTTAAACCATTCATCAGACCCTTGTTCAATGTTTTCCATTTGTTTCCTTATTGATTGGTTGTGCTAACAAATACTTGTTACCTAGCAAAGCAATGGCTTCAGCAAGTTTGCTTTCAAATTGAATTACACTTGAAGCACTAGGTGGGGTCATTCCGTAAAGTGATGTGATAATCATTTTGGCATTCCCTCAAATAATGATTTCATTTCATCCTTTGCTTTAACAACAGCATTGGTGGCTTCAACATTGCCCTTACAAAGCGATACAGCGCGTTTATACGCTGTTTGCAATTCCGCCAATGTCTTTGTATCAGTTACCAATTTAACAGCCGCTTGAGTGTCCACAGCGTTAATTGGGTTAGTGTATATAGCACCAACGCCATCATCATCATCAGCATAAAGACCACAAATAGCGGAAAGGCTATAACGGCGCAAATAAGTAAGGGCAGACCCAAGCCCTTGTGGGTCTTGTTTTTGTAATGGGCATGATGCTGTGTCTTCAATCCATTCCCCTGATTCGTGAATTAAGCGTGTGGTTAAGTTTAAGCGACCATCATCATTTGGCGATGGTGTTTGCAAGAATGCAATGCCGTTTTTGTTTAGTGCGCCTTTGACTGCATCAATCACCGACTGCAAGTCAGCGTATTTGCTTTTTAGGTGCGGATTTTTGGCATTCTCAATTGCGTAGGTAATGCCCATTTGTGCCTTGACTAATGCAGGCGCAATTTTAATTAATGATTCTGATGTTTTCATGTCTTATCCTTAAATGAGTTTCTAAATTCTTTTCTTGATTTTTTATATTCAGATTGTAAAATTCCAATCCAATCGCCTAAAATATCCATTTGCAATAATGAATGTAAATTTTTCCAATCTTGGGGAAAGGATATGTCACCTTCCCCACCTTCTAAATGTGCAATTAATCTTGGCAGTTTCATGTCTTAATCCCAATTAAAGATTTTAGCTAATACGCCAGCAACCATCATGATGGTCAGCACAATAATAAATCCCAAGATTACGATTGTTAGGTTGTCCATGTTAAGCCCCAGTCACGATGTCAAGAATTTCGTTTTCAATTTTTTCAATGACTGATTCGCATAAAAGTGGAATCAAATTGATGGTGTCGGTTGGTGATTCAACAGCAACCAATTCAATATTGTGATGCGTAGGCGAATCGCCTGTGCCGTATGGGTCTTTTTCAACTTCATGATTGAAGTAAACATCAAGAATGATGCCGTAAATTTCTACTGTTTCTAATGACATAATAGTTTCCTTTCGTTTCCGTTAATATAAGTCACGATGATAGTCAGCGTTTTCACTTTTTAAAAAATCAACGCTTACAACATCAATGTCCATTGAATCAATGTGGCTGGCTAATGTCAAGGCATCAATTTCACTAATTGGTTCTGATGCAATTTGACCATCAACCATTACAACAAACTGCTTTTGTGATTCGCGCATTTCAACATCTAAATTGCTAAAATAACCCATGATTGTTTCCCCTAGTTTCCTTTAAGGGGCTTTCGCCCCGTTAAGTTTAATTATTAATAAATTTTAAATTTGCTTCAGAATAACCACACACTTTTAAAAATGCTTTTTTAGCATCTTCAAAAGATTTAAATTTGCCGCGCCCTTTATGTTGTTTTCCAGCACCTTTGCACATCCAATTCCAGCCCTGAACAATTTTAACAATTCTTTCACCTGTAAAAGAATCATATTCAGCTTCAGTCCATGCGGTTGTAAAAATTGAACCAATTTTCCAATTTTGTCCATCTAATTCTGTAAAAATTTGCATAATGTTTCCTTTGTGTCCGTTAAGGGGATTGCGCCCCGTTGAGTTTAGTTTGCTAAAGTTAAGTAAACTTGTTTGCGTTGGCAAATTGAAACAGCCACAAGCATATCGTTAGTCATCCATTTTGCAAAAACTTTGTTAGCATCACTTGATGACATTAAGTTGCCATTAACATAAGGCAGTTTTGTGCCATTGTCAAAATGTGCAATTTGAACAACAACTGGTGTTTCACCAAATTTATTAACATAGTTAGTTTTTACAATTTTTGTTGGTTGCATATTAGTCATGTTAGTTTCCTTTTCGTTTCCGTTGTATGCAAAGCGCATGAGTGAATAATACGCCTTTTATACATTGTGTCAACATATTTTATACATTTTTAATGATTTGTTTTAATCAATCACCAAAATTTAATAAGTTTTATTTATGAAACAACAAAGGGGCTTGCGCCCCCTTGCCTATTTATACTCCCCTAAAAATATAGCACCATCAACCTGTGGTCTGTAATGGTCAATTTGATATTCTGCTATCTTAATGTCTATCGGCACATAATAAAGCCAAAAATGTAATTCGCCATATCTACCAGTTTTTGATGATTTGCGAATTTTTTTAAGCACGCTTTCAATGTCATCGCCAGTCATCCATTCCAACGCATTTGATGCGTAAAAATGAAAGTCTTGTTTCATGCCGTAAACTTGTTGGGAGTCGTCTGTGATTCTCATATTGTTTCCTTTGTTTCCAAGTTAATGTTAAAGAACAGGTATTACATTTACAATTATACACTAATTATACATAATGTCAAGTGTTTTTATACATTTATGATTGTATTTTTTAATTGATATACAATAGTTAATAAGTTTTATTTATTAAAAATCACACCAGGACATTTTATGAATGAACATCAGATACAAGTTGCCGTTGTCACATGGTTTCGCCTGCAATATCCCAAATTGATTATGTTTGCCATCCCCAATGGCGGAATGCGTAACATAGGCACAGCCATTAAATTAAAAAATGAGGGGGTGCTGGCTGGCGTGGCTGATTTGTTTTTGATGTCATCTAACAAAACGCATCATGGGCTGTTTATTGAGATGAAAGCGGCAAAGGGCAAAGTATCAGACCAGCAAAAATACTTTTTAGAACAGGCACAGGCTCAAGGCTACGCAACTTGCGTATGTCATTCGTTTGATGAAGCACAGGCGGCAATTCTTTGTTATTTGCGAAATGTGTAATTAAGATTTAAGATGTATTTGCATTGCTTGGCGGCAATTTAGAGTAGCCATTAGATAAACCCCTGCACCGACTCGGTGTCCGCCAACAAAACCAAAAGTTTTGAGGGGTTTACCTAGTGGCTTTTTTTTGGACAAAATTATGGAATGGTTTAAGCACGATTCAAACGCTAACCTTGACGAAAAGTTGCAAGAAGTGTTGTTGGATTATGGTTTAGAGGGATACGGGCTTTATTGGTATTGCATTGAATTGATTGTTGGCAAGGTATCAGCCGACAACATCACATTTGAATTAAAGCACGATGCAAGGGTGATTGCACGCAACACAGGTTCAACTGTGCAAAAGGTTGAAGAAATGATGAAGCGGTTTGTTGATGTTGGGCTGTTTGAAAATAAAAATGGCGCAATTACTTGCATGAAAGTTGCCAAGCGTTTAATGACATCAGCAACTAGCAATCTTAAAATGCGTGGTCTTATTCATGATATAAAAACCAATCATTCAATACATCTTGATACACCAATAGACGATATGAAACAATCATCGTCATGTCGGAGTCATGACGGCGTCATGCAAGATAAGAATAGAATAGATAAGACTAGATTAGATAAGATAAACCCATCTAGTGCTATCGCACTTATTGTGTCTGACAACTTTGATGTGTTTTGGAATCAATATCCAAAAAAAGCTGGTAAAGATGCCGCAAGAAAAGCATGGGATAAAAAGCAACCGCCAATTGCTGAAGTATTAAAAGCATTGGAATGGCAGAAGCAATCTGACCAATGGAAGCGTGGCTATATACAAAACCCAGCAACTTATCTTAACGCTGGCTCTTGGCAAGATGAACCGCCAGTTGAGGAGTTATGGTAATGGTTGATTCTGAAAAAGCACAATTTAAAGCAATGATGAAAGCATTGACCCAATTGTTTAACAAGCCTGATTTAGACATTGAGTTACTTCGTATTTGGTGGCATAAATTACAACGATTTGATTTTCACATTGTAAGCAAAGCATTTGACACTTGGGTTGATGCCAATAAGCGTATGCCAACGCCAGCGGATATTCTTGAATTATGTAAATCGCAGGAAGCCCGTCATATACCAACAATGATTGGTCGCAAGATTAGCGATGAAGACAAACAGCGCAATCAAGAAAGATTGCACGCAATGATGAAACAATTAGGTTGGGATAAAAGATTAAATAAAACACACATTGTATAATGTGCTATATAATCTTATACAAAGGAGTAATAAAACATGACAGGTGAAGAATTAAAGAAGTTACGAAATCAACTTGAATTGACCCAAACGCAATTGGCGTTATTGGTTGATAGGACAAGGGATTGTGTTGCTAAATGGGAAAGCGGCAATTATCCAATCCCGCAAAAGATTAAACAGCGCATTTGGGATATGAAAAATGGCTAAATGGGAAAAGTGGGGCAGTTACGCAATTAAAACTGCTGGCTATTCAATCAGCAAATCTTACATACAAGGCGGCTGGCTATACACTTTATGGAAACTGCCTAAAACAATGCTTGGAAACTACAGGGATTTGAATGATGCAAAAAAAGCGCATTTGGAAATTGTCGGAAGCCAATCGGCAGAATCTAATAACCTTGATACAGGGTTTAGACTGCCAAAAGAATTGGCAAGTGACTATTCAAGAATCAAATAGCAAAGACCAGCGCACCCTTGACCAAAATAGGCGTTATTGGGATTTGATGCGGCATGGTGGTCAGTTTCTTGGCTATACCGCTGATGAATTGCATTTATTGATGGGATACAAGCATTTAAGGCAACACAAGTATGTTGGCAATACGCTGGTGGAATATATACAAAGCACGACTGAATTGGACACAGCGCAAATGGCTCAATATCAAAATCAAGTAGAATATTGGCTTACACAAATGGGATGGTCATGGGATGATTAAGCATCAAGGTTACGCAAACAAAGTTATAAACTTTAATAGCCTGCAATTTGGCAACATATCCCCGACTGACATTGATGGGTTTATTGAATACAAAGATAAGTGGTTTATCTTTATTGAAACAAAGTTTAATCAGGCACAAATGCCCCGTGGTCAGGAATTAGCACTTGAAAGAATATGCGATGCAATCCAATCAGAAACTAAAAACGCTATCGTCTTTTTTACATCGCATCAAGATGACGGCATAGATGTTGAAATTGATATTGGACTATCATTGGTCATTAAATATCGTTACATGGGCAAATGGGTTAAGCCTAAAGCCCCTATTAATTTACATGATGCAATTGAAAGGTTGATACCAAATGAGTGTGCTAATTAGTGATATTAGGGAAAAGTTTGAAAAGTGGGCTATTGAGAATGGACACAATTTAACGCGCCATCCCAATGATAATGATTTTTACTTTAATCGTGATGTGTCTATGTTATGGGTTTGCTTTTCAACTGGTTATGCAATGGGAACAGAAGACCAAGTTGCCAGTTTTACTGATGAATTGGAAAAGCTAATACCAACAGCGCAGGAAATATTAATTGAAAGGGCTTTGGAAGATGATTAAAGACAAAGTATTTTTATGTATTTTAATGGATGATATGTGGGTTAAAACTAACATTATGTCCAGTATGGTAATGAATAGGAAAATGAAATGGCAAATAAAATTCAAAAATTAGAAGAAAAAATATTAAAGGCATGGTCTTTAAAAGAAGATATTAGCACTTTAACAGAAGCCGCAGATTGGACAGCCATTGACCCAGTGTTTATGGATAGACTTTTAAGCATTGCCTGTGTTTATGAAATGCACATGGAAGCATTGTGGGGTTTATATGAAGAAGTAGTTGATGAATATAATGCTTATAAGCCCCGTGATGTTGATTTTGAATGGGGCGATGAATCTAGGGTTGATGTTGTAGGGCAAAATGGTAACAATGGCGAACATTACGAATAATGGCTACTAAAGCAGAAAAACAACGATTTGAAAAGTTAGTTGAATGGGGATGTATTGTTTGTTTAAGAACAGGGCATGGTTATAGCCAGCCTGAAATACATCATGTGCGGTTTAATGCTGGAATGGGGAAAAAATCAAATGATACGATTGCTTTATGTCCTAACCATCATCGTTTGGGTGGTTATGGGGTTGCATATCATGCGGGCAAACGAGGGTTTGAGAACAACTATGGAACAGAACAAAGTCTGTTAGAGTTTACAAATCAATTATTGGGGGCAAAATGAAACAAACATTTAATGTGGTAGAAATTAAAGAAGCGCAAGTGACAGTTGGGGAATATTTCTTGACCCTATTTCACAGCGCAACAAACACGCACTTATTACACTTACAATCACGCAGTTATTCACAGCACCAAGCATTGGGCATTTATTATGATGAAGTGGTGGATTTAATTGACAGTTTGGTAGAAGCATACCAAGGCAAAAATCAAACGATTGTGGAGTATCCTGCTGGTTACAAACCGCCAGTTAGTGATGCGCTGACAGAATTAAAAAGCATATCTGCTTATGTTATTGCCAATCGTGCGGTTGTTGGTAGTGATACTGAATTGCAAAACATTACCGATGAAATACAACAGTTGATTGATTCAACAATTTACAAACTTACTTTTTTAAAATAGGGGAATGACATGAATGCAGAATTAAAAGCGGCAGTTGAAACATTAAAGGCAAGTTATGGCGATATAGATAGGGAAGCCGCAACCTATGGCAATCTTAATCCATTAGACATTCAGAAAGCATTGCAAGCGGCACAAGTTGATACTGCGGATTTTGTAGTGTTAGCATTATTGGCTAATCACTTTCCAGCAAACAATGTCAAACAAATGGTTGTCAATGATGTAGTGTTGCCAACATCAGTCATCAATGAAAGCGTGCCAGTTGCCGACAGCACCGCTGAATAAAGAGTGTAGGGAATTGGGGTGTCACAGCCCCAAGACTGGTCGTTCAACCTTTTGTGTTAAGCACGGCGGTGGCATTACCGAAAAAGGTAAGGCTAACAGCAAACTATATGGTCAAGCTTATTGGCGCAAACAAAGGGAAGCACAGTTAAGCAAAGACCCATTATGTGCCGCCTGTTTGTTAGATGGTAAGGTGGTGCAGGCAGAACATATTGACCATGTATTTCCACATAGGCAGGATGCTACACGCTTTAGGCTTAATCACTTTCAAAGCCTGTGTCAGTATCATCATGTAATAAAGACACAATTTGAAAGCCGTGGTGTTTATATATGGTATGCCAAGCACGGGGCTGTTAATTACACCGAAAGCGATTACGCTAGAATATTTACAGGAAAATAATGGTGGGATATATGAAGACGATAAGACAAGATATATTAAACAAAGCATCACAAAACATCATGGTTGATAGGCAAGCAACACATGGCGATGCCGAGAACAACTTTACGCGCATTGCTGATATGTGGTCATCGTATGTTGATTGTAAGGTTGTGTTTGATGCAAAGGATGTGGCGGCAATGATGGTGTTGTTTAAGATAGCACGCTTTAAAGCCAATCCGCACCACCTAGACAACATGACAGATGCTTGTGGCTATGCCGCCTTTGCTGGTGAAATTGGCGCGGCTCAAAGCCATCTTACGCATGATAGCGACATCATTGATGCGTAAGTCATTGATGAATAACTTAAAATTTTAGGAATTGCCTACACAG